AACTAAATTGATAATATTGAACTTTTACTAAATTTCTAGATATTTATTAATATAGAACAATTAAATTAACTAAAAGATATGGAAAAGAAAAATGGAATTAATTATGAGAATGGATTACCAATACCAACAAATGGTGGGTGGGGACAAACAACAGCATACCTGTTGGACCTAATAAAGAATAATCAAGTACTATTTAATAATAACTTTCTTCAATACGTAACTGGAGATACTAGTACATTAACAATTATAAAGACCACTACACTACCACAAGATACGCACATTGAATTATATAACCCACATCCAGAAATAGTACCATCACCAATGATAGAATCAAAGAGAGTATATGTACAACCACCAACAAGAGTAATACGTAAGCCAGTAATGGAAGTATATAAAAAGTGTTGTGGTAGTGATGTATTACTATCTTCTAAACAACAAAAGAAATACCAAGACTGTATGAATAGAGTGGACTACTGCTATAATAAGATAAAAGAATGTAAGGGTATGGTAACAAATAATGATATGTCAATGTATAAGATTAAGTTAAGTGATTGTGGTTGTAGTTATAACCCAAACATAAATGACCCAAATAAAAATAATAAATGCTGTAAATAAATTAATTATGAAATGAGTTATTACAAAGAAATAAAAAATACCAAACAATATACACCAGAAGAAATAACACAATTACTATTAAATGGTGATTACGATAAGGTTATAGTATCACACTTACCATTAGTATTAAAGATGGCTAACAGCTTCACTAAGACATCATCATTACCAATTGAAGAACTAATATCAGTAGGTAATGAAGCTATTATTAAAGCAGCACATAAGTACAAACCTAATACAACTGACGCTACATTTACCACATACGCAACAGTAGTAATAAAGAACGATATGAGCACAGCAATTAAAGAAGGTACCAGTATAATTAAAATACCTAAATACATTAAGGGTGATACATACCCAAAAGTAATTGATGTTGAATTAAATGAAGAACTAACAGAAGGTGAAGAATACGATTACGAAATACAATCACCAATAAATAAATTAGAATTAATTGATAAGTATATTAAACCAAAGGATAAAAAGTTATTCAACCTAAGATTTACAAAATGCTTAAAATTAGATGATATTGCGAAGATTGAAAAGTGTACCAGACAAAATGTACAAAATAAAATAACAAGAATACTAGATGAAATAAGAAGTAATAAAGAATTAATGCAATTCTTAAGTAAATAATCTACTAACAGAAACCCTATGACTTACAGAGATGTAGGTCTTTTTTTATATCTATATAAAATTAATCTAACTGATTATCAGACACTTACAAATTAATTTACATAAATTATGTCTTTTACCAAGTTTTTAGATATTTATTAATAGAAGGAAGCACTAAGGCTCCTCACAAGTAAATATGGAAATGCAAACAATTAGTAAAGAAGAAACAGTATTAGAATTAATAACTGGATTATGTGAAATGAATGGTGTATGTTATATGGGTAACAAGACTATGTCGAGAATCACTAAGTTGTCACCAAGTCAAATATCAACTATAATTAGTAAGTTGGTTAGGGATGGTATAATAAGCTCTAAGTGTGTGGCTAGAATAAGTAACAGAGGTTATTCAGGTACTAGTAGAGTAATAAGAGTAATAAATAAGTAAACTAAAACTAAATGGAAATGGAAAACGAAATGAATGAACTAAATAACTTATTAAATGAAAATAGGTTATCACTTTTAAACTTAGTTAAATTAACTAATAATAAAAGAAAAGAAAATAAGGTAAATAACAAAAAATTAACAGAACAAGAAAAGATTAGGGTATTATATAATTACTTTACACTTAATCATACGATAAAAGAAACTGCAGATATATTAAATCTAAGTAAATCAGTAGTTGGTAGAGTAGTAAAGGAGTATAAAGAAATTATTATTAATGATAGAAAAGATTACTTACCATACTCAAAATACTACTACAAAAAGAAAATGGCTAGAAAATCGACTAATGATACTATTTCTTCGATGAATGAACTTATTTCTTCGATTAAAAAAGGTATTAATTATCATACTGAACTACTTTCAAGTTTAAAGAAGACAATGAATGAAGCAATCTTCTTATTAGAGTTAGAAAAATTATTTAAAGATGAAAAGTAATAGTTTTGATTTTTACAAGAATAAGGAGGGTGATACAATTAAAGAATTTGAGAGTATCTTACCAGGAATTAATATTAATAGAATAGAAGAAGATAAATTTTCAACATATGATTTTATATTTACATCAGCATCAACAATATTTCTAACGGAAGTAAAAACACGTAATCACAGTTCAGGAAGATATACAGACACTGTACTTGAATTTGATAAAGTAGGTCGTATATTTAACGAAGTGATTAATAAAGATAGAATAGTTAAGGAAAGTAAACATCATTCAAGTAGTAGAGTTATTGGTGGGTTCCTAGTTAAGTTTACTGATGGTATGTATTTATTTGATTTATCAAAAGCCAGTTCAACAATAAGCTATAAGAATTGTCCTGTAACAAGTGCTGAAGATAATGGCAGAAAGGATAAGATATTACTTCATTATAAATTAGAAGAAGCAATTAAATTAAGTTAATATGAAAGAGAAAAATATAGATAAGATATACTCTAATGTAATAGTTTTCGATTATTACGATAAGTTTATTCAAAAGTTAATAAATAACTTAATAGACTTAAAGTTTGAAGAAGATAAAGAAAATTATGAGGAATGTATAATTATAAATAATAATATAAATAAGTTAATTAATAATGCTATTAAGTATGTCATTACCAATACAGAGTTGGAAAATGATGATGTAGTTGAAATTATTAATGACACAATAAAAGAGTTAAAACAATACTTAATAGATGGAAAAGATATATAAATGGTTAATCGATAATAAACCAAAGTTAATGATAGAAATATACAAGTTAATCAATAATAAGGCTAATGCTGAAGACTTCTACCAGGACTTAGTAATAATGGTAGCTGAAAAGAATATAAACTTATTAACAAAGCTACACGATAATGATGAGCTATGGCCATTTGTGTTTATGATAATTAAGAATAACTTATACAGCAAAACATCAAGATACTATTATAAATACACGAAGGATGCAAAGCAAACAATAATGTATGTTGATGAAGCTGACAAGAGAATAGAAACAATGCCATTTGAATTATCAGAATTATATGATGAATTAAATTATGATGTAAGTCAATTAAATAAAAAGATAAGATTATGGCTAGATAAAACATTACCTAATACAGCTGTTGGTAATTATCATAAACAAATCTTCCTTAAGTATTATTATAATGAGGATACAACGATAAGAAGCCTAGGAGAAGAGATAGATGCTCCACCAACTTCAATCTTCAATTCAATAACAAAAATTAAGGTAAGGTTGATGAAAGAATTCAAAACCGACATTTTAAACATAAAAGAAAAAATAATATATATAAATACATATGATAATTATTAAAGTAATAGGGATAGCTTGGTTAATAGTTCATTTTGATTCATTCATTTCAATCTTTAATAATATACTAAAAGACTATCGAAGAATTATACTAATACCTAAACAGATAGTGAGTTGCCTTATGTGCAGCTCATTTTGGGTTTCAATTATTTACACAAATTGTGATATACCAATATCTGGATTTATAAGTCTAATAGCTTATGTAATTGATAAATATTTAATAACGACAGAAGTAAAATTATAAGGTATGACTGAAGATGAAATAAAAGAAGAATTAATTGAAGTATGTAAATGGTCATCAGTAAGTGGTGATAAATTACAGAGACTTTATAGCATATATAGAATAGTATTTAATGACCATTCTCATTTATGTAATAGATGTCCAGCAGTGATAAGAAGAGTATTTAATAAGGTTAAGAGTTATAAAGAAACTAAGTATGGAAAATAAATTAAGAACAAGGGTAATCAAGGCAATATTATTTACATTAATAACACCAGTCATATTACCAATTATACTACCCTTCTTATATATAAATAAAATAAAGGATATAATAAAAGGTAAGTAATGAAAACACAGGATTCAAATTTAAAAAGGTTTGGTTTAAAAACTAAATCACAAAAACTAAGGTATGATAGGTTTGTACAAGAATATATGATAAGATGTAATGCTGTTGAAGCATATAAGATTATATTTCCAAAGTTAACAAATGATAATAGTATAAAGAAGGGTGCTTATTTATTATTAAGACACCCATACGTTGTTATGAGGTTAAGACAAAAGAATAAAGAATTAGATGAAAAAATGGAAGAAAAAGTAATTATGAATAGAGAAAGAATACTTAAAGAACTTGAAGATATATTAGTTAAAACTAAAAATAGAGAAACATATGATCTTTCATTAAAGGCCCTAGACCAAATAAGTCGTGTATTAGGTGTTTATTCACCAGAAAAAACTGAAGTAGAGCATAAGGGAATAACTATTAACTATATCCAACCAAAAGAAAATAAATAATGGTAATTAATTTCGAACCAACAACTAAACAAGACCAGGTGTTTCAAATGTTTGACGACATAGATACAACAGAAATCCTGTTTGGTGGTGGCGTTGGTTCGTCAAAAACCTATCTAATCAGTGCGTTAGCTACAATTAAGTGTCTTCAATATGAAGGTATAAGGGTTGGATTATGTAGAAATGAATTAACTACCTTAAAAAAAACAACAGTAGTAACCCTCTTATCTGAAGTATTTCCTGCATTTGGATTAAATAGAGATGAACATTATAACTATAATCCAATTGAAGGTAAGATAAGGTTTTTTAATGGTTCTGAGATAGTATTTCAAGAATTAAGATATATACCATCAGACCCAGATTATACTCGCTTAGGTGGGCTCTTATTAACCTTCTGTATAATAGATGAAGCAGGTGAAACAAATAGTAAAGCTAAGGAGATAATTCAATCAAGAATTGGTAGATGGAAAAACTTAGAACATAATATAAAGCCATTATTAATTATGACCTGTAATCCAAGTCGTAATTTCTTATATGATGAATTTTATTTGTTACATAAGGAAAATAAATTACCAGACTATAGGAAGTTTGTTAATGCTAAGGCATCAGATAATCCATATCTACCAGAGGCTTATATAACTAACCTTAGAAGAACTTTATCACCATCTGAGGTAAGTAGACTACTGGAAGGTAATTGGGAAGGTGAGGACGACCCTAATAACTTGGTAACAACAGATGATATACTTCAAATGTATGATTTATCAATTAATCAAAATACCGATACAACAAGATATATATCTGCTGATATTGCATTTAAGGGTGATGGTTGTATTTTATTTATATGGGAGGGTAATGATGTGATTGATATTATTAAGGTTGGTAAAGATGAAATTGTATTAGATAAGATAAAGGAAACCGCACAGACTTATAATGTTCAAACTAGAAACATAAGTTATGATAGTGATGGTGTAGGACAATATATCGCACAATACTTAAAGACTGCAAGACCAATTATAAATAATGGTAAGGTATTAAAGGGTGAAAATTATATTAACTTGAAGACTCAATTATATTATAAATTAAGTGAGTTAATTAGAGATGGTAAAATTAAGATAAGAACTGATAAATATAAGAAAGAATTGGAATCTGAATTATTAGCAGTTAAAAGAAAAGAGAGATTAACAACTGTAAGTAAGATGGAGATTAATAGCAAGGCCGAACAAAAACAAATCTTAGGTCATTCTCCTGACTACAGTGATGCTATGTGTTATAAGATGATATTTGAATATACAAGAGGTACATTTACTAGGATGGTATAAATTAAACAATAAATATAATAATATATATAATAATTATGAAGATAGAATTAAGTATACCAACATCTTGGGGTGATGTAACGTTGAAAGAATTTATAAGTTTAAATAAATTAAATTTCGATTCATTTGATTCACCAATTGAATACTACGCAGCAATACTACAAGTCTTTGGTAATGAAAATGTAGAAGCTGTAATTCAATATTTTAAGATTACAGATATTAATTCATTAGCTCAAGACTTATCATTTATGCAAAAGCAACCAGTTAAGAGTGATGTGACTGAGGTTGAGATAGATAAGGTTAAATACAAGTTAATACAAAATATGAATCTATTAACTGTTGGAGAGTATATATCAATTGAGACACTTATTGAAAGCAAAAAATTAAGTACAGTTGAAGCTATGAGTGCTATACTTTCAGTTATACTTCGACCAGAAGATGAAGAGTTTGATGCAGAGAAGATAGAAGATAGGATAAAGTTATTTGAAAATAATTTAAATATAGAAGATGTATTGAATATGAGTGTTTTTTTTTTTGAATGGCGTAAAGTAATAATGTTTAATTACTCAGCATTGTTCGGTGGTATTAGAAATGAAGATGATGATGATATAAAACAAGGGCCAGCAGCACCAACATTTAGTAGTAAGTGGAAATGGTTCAGCATAATAGAGAGGTTATCAGATGGTGATATAACTAAGTTTCAAGAAGTATATAAACAAAAGTATATTGCAGCATTGAACTTGTTAAGTTATTGGAAAGAGAAAGATGATTATAATGAAAGATTAAGAAGAAGACAAGAAATGATGTCTAAACATAAATAGATAATGAATATTGAAACCGTTGGAGAAGACTTTAAAAAATATAATACATAATTAGTAATAAATAATATGCGTATACAAACAGTAAATCAATTAATATCTGTATTCAAGGATATAGCTACAAGACACTACCAAATTAATGGATTTGGTATTGGTGATAATTGGGAAGTTGGTGCTAGTGAAGCTAAGATGCACCCAGTGCTATGGATTAACCCAACTGATGCTCTTATGCCTGAATCAGATAATGGATACAAGACCTTTGAAATAGATTTCGAGGTAAGGGTATTTGATTTAGTAGACAAAGACGAATCTAATGAAAATGATGTCCTTTCAGATACTATTGATATACTTAAAGATTGCGTAATAGAATTAAAAGGACATCCTTATTATACTAATAGTCAATTAGATATAGTTGATGATATCACATTTGAAGCATTCACAGAAGAGTATGATGAAGAAGTAAGTGGTTGGGTAGCAAACATAACATTTAAGTCTCCAGTATTAAGAAGCTGGTGTGGATTACCAATGGAAGATATTACAGGGTTTGAATTTCCTGGTAATGATTGTCCAGATGTAAATGTATTATGTCCTGTATTTGTACAAGATGTTATAGGAACTTATCCAATTATAGTTACTAATGGTAACGATTCCACAAAGATAGTATCTATTGATACAAGTTCATTAAGTGGAGATACCTTTGTAACTGGAGGTACATATAATAATAAAACAATAACTCTTACAAGAAATGACGATGTAGAAGTAACTATCACAGGTGTTACGGAAGGGTTATGGAGTGGTTCTACAGGGGTTGGTTCATTAGTACCAAGAGATTCTAATAATGTCGCTGGTGGTGTTAATTCAATTGCGGTTGGTAATGGTAATATTGCTGATGGTATTAATAGTGCGATGATTGGTGGTATTAATAATGAAGTTACTGGTAGATTTGCTGGTGGTATTGGTGGTTTTATTAATACGATTGGTGGAACGGGTTCATTCATTGGTGGTGGTGTTAGAAATGAAATTTCAAGTGCGTCAACATTTACTACTGCAGCTTCAATTATTGGAGGTAGAGATAACTTCTTAGCTGGTGATGCTAGTGCGATTATATCTGGACACGATAACAATATACCTGTAGAATTAAGTAATGTAGTAATACTTGGATGTAATAATCTTACAGCAACAACTAGTGATACGGTATACGGATGTAATTTCGAAGCTGACAACTACTTCTCAGGAGGTACAAACTTATTAGATATATTTAGTAGTACAAATATTTATAATACTTCTAGTAGTTTAACAGATGATAGAATAGTAGATTTAGATAGTAATACTTTAAGTTTTGATGGAGATGGTGGTAATATTGCTATTTATAATCCAGATGGGTTAGCAACACTTACAAGTGATAATAGCAATATATTTAATGCAAGAAGTAGAGATGGTGTAAATGGAATTGAACTATATAACAATATAAGTGTTATTGGAGCAGATGGATTAAGAATAACAGACGACTTAGGTGCTTTGAATAACTTTCAAAGTTTTAAATCAACACCAGATAGATTAATTAGTAGAAAATTTACAGGTGGAAAAGACCATTATGATTTTAGATACAGTCCACTTAATTCAAGATTTTTAGTATTTCCCGATGGTATATTAGGTGATGGTGTTAATATAGGTGGAGATACGAGTTTAGGTTGTGCAAATATTAGTTTACACGATGATACTACTATTGGTGGTACATTAACATTTGGAATAGATACAACAGAAACATCGGATGGTTGTTTAATAGATGATAGCCTTTCATTTCATATTAATGGTACAAATGAATTAGCTGGTAGATATAAGGATAATTTAGGAGTTGTTAGAGATTTAGCAATTAATGAAAATATATTTAACACTAATTTAACATTAGGTGTAAGTAGAACCCACGATATGGATGGTAATTCAATTAGTTACGTTGAGGGTCAACATTCTTTTGGGGTGCCTATTGGAGGCAATCAAAGTAAGGTTCAAGTAGTTGATGATGGAACACCAACATATACTAATTTACTACAATTAAAGAATAGTTTTAACGCTAATGTTTTTAGAATAAAACCAAATGGTAATATCCACACAATGGATAAGCAGGGTTGGACAGGAACTTTTACTAATGGTGATGGTGATACTGTTACAGTTACTAATGGGTTAATAACAAATGTAGTTTAATTTATGGCGAGTTTAAGAAATGAGGTTAAGAAATTAGCTAAAAAGTTTACTATAATGTATCAAAAGGAGATTATAAAGAAAGACCTTATTGATACTGATAACTTAAAGCGTAGTTTCAAGACTAAAATAGATATAAGTAGAAAGGGAGATGTTAAGATTAATATCTCCTCATTATACTATTTCAAATACTTAGACGAACCTTTTGAAGTTACAGAAGATATTATTAATTCAAAGTCATATAAGAAGTTAGAAGATGATTTAATAGGTCTTTTAACGGGATTATTATATGTAGATATACCAAAAGATTTCAAATCAAGTGACAGTGTTAGTTATACATTTAAATTTCCAAAGAAATAAACACTACACATCTCTATATATATATTATTAGAAATAAATCAATATATATATGACAACCACATTAACAAGAAATACAACTACATTAAAAGTTAGACCTACGTTTCAAAATCCAGTTTATAATGAAACTATGGTAGTTTTAGAAAGTCCTAATATTATTAGTGATAATTTTAAATGGATAATAGACGTATGGATAGATGGATATGCAGGAGAATCACAAGCAACTAAGATTGCAACAGTAGAAGTGTTGCCTAATCCTGATGGTTTTGGTGTTATAGATTTTTCAAGACATATACAAAATTACATTACATCAACTTTTCACCCAAGTGATAAACAAACAGTTAAATCTGCAAAAGAATCTTATAGGATTTGGAGTTTAGATATTAGAGAAGAGTTTGAGAATCCAAGATGGAGATTTTATGATAACTATACGCTAGATGCTGATTTTGTGGCTTTTACAAATGATAGTGCTATTTATGGTAGTGCTCCTGATATAGAGCATCCTTATATTGATGGTGATACTATTAAAATTGAACAAGACCCAGGATTCGACCACGCTTCTTATAATGCAACATCTGTATTTGATATTGATGGTACAAAGAGTATAGTAAGTAGAACAGTTGCTTGGGTTAGTGATTCTGAAACTAATGGTGGTTTAGCAAGTATTGTTTCAACAAGAACTATTAAAAGAATATTATATCAAGAAACTATTAGCACTAGTTTTTTATATAGATGTTTCAATGGTGTAATTAATTATCAAGATTTTAATGCGTTTGATTCAAATAATTATAGATTATTAAATGGGAGTAAACGTTTCTTAACAAATATACCATTTGATTATAATTATAAGGTTAATAGAAATCAAAATTTATGGTTAAACGCTTGGTCAACACAAGATAATAGGTTTAAATATCTTTATGTTGTAACTAATAATGGTGGATTTTTATATACGAATCCTGATTCTTTAGTTGATTCTTATCCAGATATATTAAATAATGAGTTTTGCCAACTTAAAGTAGGTTATAAAGATTTATTAGAAAGTACAGATACACCATCATTACAGTTTGGTGCTTTTCCTGTTGTAGATGAAGACACAACTTTTATATCTTTCTTTGCTGCAAATGCAAGTGTGGGCGATACTTCAAGAACATATACTATTAGTGTATTAGATGATTGTTCAAAATATAAACCAATAGAATTCCTATTTTTAGATAGGCTAGGCTCTTACCTACCAATTAGTTTTTCATTAGTCAATAAGACCTCTGTAAGTAACGATAGAAAGAATTATAGTCAGAACTATGGAAGATACGATTCAGTTGCTGAACAGTGGGGATTTACATCATACGATAGAGGAATAACAACTTATAATATAAATACAACAAAGAGTGTTACAGCAACATCAAATTGGATGACAGAAGAAGAGGCAGAGTATGTTTATATTATGTTAAACTCTCCAGATGTATATTGGGTTGATAATGGTGTACATAGAGCAATTACAATTACAACATCAAATTACGATATTAAAACAAGAGTTAATGATAAATTAATAAACTTTGTAGTATCGTTTGATATTAGTCAAAAAGATAGAAATCAAAACGGATAAGATATGGTAGAATTAATAATAGGTAGTGGAACAAATCAAATAAGTTTAGATTTAACATCTAATTCTATTGATATTGCTTTACAATATAGTGTAGATGATGTTAGGAAGATTGAAAGTAAGAATAGTAATTATTCCAAGAATATTAAATTACCTGGAACTAAAAAGAACAATGATGCTTTTGGTAATTTATTTGATGTTAACAGTACTTTCGATGTATATGATGTTAATAAAAAGATAGATGCAAGAATAGTTGAAAATGGTTCTCTTTTATTAGGTGGCTATTTACAATTAATATCTGTAACTAAAAATAATTCTGATGGTTTACAAGGTGGTTCTATTAGTTATAATGTAATTGTATTTGATAATTCAGTTGATTTCTTTCAAACAGTTGGAGATAAGTTACTTAGAAATTTAGACTTAGCTGATTATAATCATACTTATGAAAGAAGTACAATACAAAATGCTTGGTATACACATACATCAGAAGATATTTATCAATATCCTTTATTAGATAAGAGTAGTGAAACTATTTATTTACTTAAAGATTTCAAACCTTGTTTTTACCATAAGGGGTTATTGAATAAGATTGCAACAGATGCTGGATATACACTTAGTGGTTCATTTATGGACAATACAACTTATGAAAATGAGTTAATTTTATGGGATGGTGACGAACCAAAGATAACAGATGCAACTGCTGATTCAAGAAGTTTTAGTGCAGGTATGATTGGCGGTACCCAAACTATGGGTACATATACTCATTCAACAGATAGTAACTTAAATAATAAAATTAGAAATAGTCTTAATTTTCAAGATATTACAGCCCCCTTTTTTGATAATACAGGTGATTATACATTTAATGTTCCTGCTACACCACCTATAAATGATTTCTGTGAATGGGAAGTTGCTAATGGTGGTAATTATAGTTTTAAATTAAATGTTAATGCAAATGTTAGTTATGTAAATGTTGAAAGTTTAAATACCTTCCCTTTTGTTAATGGTGTCCCTGTTGGTGGATTGACGGTTAGAGCATTAGTGAATTTTTCACTTATTGATGTAGTTAGTTTAGTTAATTACGGTACAAGTAACTCAGTAGATATTGGTAGTTTTCAAAACTTATCAATGTTAACAGCTAAATCAATGAATTCTGATGTTTTATTAAAGATTGTTGATGTTAACATACCGAGTGGTAGAAGAGTGTCTCCTGTTTTTAATATAAAAACAAATAGTAATTTTGTTTGGGAAAGTGGTGCAGTAGAAAAACCTGTAAATATTACCTTAACTGTTAATCCAATGTTAGCTGCAATGGGAGGTGGACCTTCTAATTGGGAGAATGAAGTCCAAAGAAGTATTACATTAAACCCTGGTGATAATGTTGAAATAGGTTCATATTTACCAAATAAAATTAAACAAAAAGATTTATTTTCTGATATTATAAAAAGATATAATGTTTATATCACACCAGATGTTACAAATAGAAAGAATTTAATACTACAAAGTAGAGACGATTATTATAATACAACAACAGTATTAGATTGGACACAAAAGAAAGATTATTCACAAGAAGATAATATTAAGTTCTTAAATGAATTACAAAATAAAGAAATATTATTTACTTATAAGGAAGATGATGGTGCTGAGGGTGCAGATGGTAATAAATACTATGGTGAGTACTCAACAAGAACTGGTGATATTTATGGTCAAAAGAAGATAGTATTCGATAATGATTTCGTTAAAGATACTAAGACTATTGAAAGTACATTTAGTTCAGCACCATTAGTATATAGAGGTTCTGATACTGATTTCAATAAATATGTGGTTGTACCTGCTGTTAAGTCAACAATCGGTAAACGTAATCCTGTTTTAGCACTTTGGGGAGGTAATTCATTAATACCTGTTAAGAAAGTAGATGGTTCTACTTCAACTCTTCCAATTAACTGGGGTACAAGCATTGAAAATATTAGTTTATATCCATACGCTGGTCATTATGATAATCCATATACACCAACTGTTGATATACACTTTGGTGAAGTTACTTTTGAATACTATGGGAGATTATTAAATAATATTACAGATAATAACCTTTTTAATAACTATTGGAGAAACTACACAAACCAAATAAGTAATGGTAAATTAGTTACATCTTATTTTTATTTAACAGAAACTGATATTAACTTTATTAAAGACAATCTAAACGCTCGTATCTTTGTTAAGGATAGTTATTATAATATCAATAAGATAATTGATTACAAACCACTTGAAGCAGGTTTAACTAAGGTTGAATTACTAAAGATAGATAAAGGTTCTACGTTTGAATCAACAGATAAATCAAGAACTGAAATTGAAAATTATGTAACATTTACAGAAACAGACCAATTCTTAACACCACAAGAATCAAGGACTAATAATAATAATGGACCTTTTCAAACTACAAATAACAATAGAATACTAAGTAGAGACGCTGTTGTTGTTGGTGAGAATAACTATGTAGGAGAAGGTTCTGTTGGTTTTGTAAGTGGAAATAATAACATAGTTGGTCCTAATGTTAGAAACTTTAATATCAATGGTGATGATAATACTATTGAATCTGGTGTTGAAAATGTTGTTATAAATGGTAATAATGAAAATGTAGTAGATTCAGATACTACAGTAGATTCAGGTGGTATACTTGTTAGAGGTACTGGTACTAATTCTGCTATGATTGATGGTGCTAGTAATGAGGCTAGTGGTGATAATACTTTTGCTAGTGGTTTAGATTGTGAATCTATAGGTGATAGAAGTTTTACACATTCAACCTCATCAATTGTAACTGGTGATGATTCTGCTATACTTGGTGGTAGTAATAATACATTGAGTGCTGCTGCAACGAACTCAGTTATACTTGGTGGTGATTCAATTGCAGGAACTTTACCTAATACAGTTTATGTACCAGCAATAACTTTTGGTGATGATAACAGTCGTTTTGCAATTAAAAACTTTAAAATTACAGGAGTTGACATTCCAAATTTACTTGGTAATGTCTTTTCTTTTAGTCCATCTTTATCTGTAGCTGAATTAACTAGTATTAGGTCTATAAAAGCTTTAATAAAAAGTAATTTTACTGATTGGAGAGATTTAAACTTTTATAATGATTTTGATTTTACAAGTATTGGTGGTAGTATTTTTGTTAATACTGTCGATATTGAAATTAGATTTAACCCAACGGCTAAATATTCTACTAGTGCTGGTTATGATGCAGCTACAATTAGTATTACAATTGAATATGTACCAGATATATAATAAAAACAATAAGGATAAAATAATATATACTAGTAATGAGTATAGTAAAATACACGATACAAGAAGTTGCTGATTACATTGCTCTACATCCAACACATACAGAATGGATTACTACTGAAACACAAATAAAATAATAAATAAAAAATAAAAAATATGAAAATTAATATTAACAAATTAAGACCAGAAGCACTAAGTGCAACAGGTGAACAAGTATATGGATTAGAGGAATTCATTTAT